ATACTGACGTTCATGAAGGTCATGGCCAGTTTTGGCCTTGAAGATCTGGCGTATCCGATCGTGGTACTGTTGATACCTATAATTGGTATCTACACTTGGTACTCAATGGGATATGACATGGAGCAGAAGAAAATTATTAGAAAAATAAAGGGAGGAAAATAATATGTCTGAAAGAAAAGTATATTCGAGAGACAATCCACACAAGGACATCGGAGCACAGAAGTTCAGAGTCAGAAAGTATTACACGGCCTGGGTAGAGTACGATGTGGTCGCAGAGAACAAGGACGAAGCGGACAGAGTCGTGATGGAGAACTGTGGCATCGAGAAGATCGAGTGGGAAGAAGGCTACAATGACAGCAACGGTGAGCCCGTAGAAGTATATGCGAATGACCACAACATGGATCATTCGGTAGACACAGAGATCAAGAAGGTCGCGGAATGTGTTCCATATGAAGATTCAGACGGAATCTACTTTGATGATCCAAATTGGACCACGAGTGAGTTTGAATGGCAGGTTGATGAAAATCAGGCTACGACTACAAAAGATGAAAAAAGTAATACGGAGGTACCATTTTAATGACTGGGACTAGATTAGCAGACATCATATTTGATAGGCACGAAGACTTCTTGTATGAAGATTCAAGAGCGATGAAACTGACACCATATGTGATGTCAGAGAGATGTATCCAAGTCGAGGCATCAAACATCTACAAGGATCACAAGAGTGGTGATTATGACACACTGACCTACATACTTGAAGGTGGGTTCAAAGGTTATCATAACATGGACTCCTCGGAACTGATAGAAGAATACAAAGGCATCGAGGAGCAATGGTACAACCTGTATGAGTGTTCGGAGTTAGAGTTCACTCCATACGAGGAAGACCCGATCCACAAACTGGAAGAGGAGAAGGTTTAAATTTATAAAAACCAACAGGAGGAACAATGGTTAAAATAAAAACACTTGTTTTGATATGCGGAATGATCATATCTGGACAAGCGATCGCAGACGAGAACAAGACGGTGACCACACAGGAGTTCGTGGAGTCAGTCGTGGCTGTTCCAGGTAAAGTATCCAACCATCTCAAAAACGAGTGGGTGGACATAAAAGAATACCAAAAGGCAAGTTGGCAGTCGGGCAAAGAGCAGACAGCCAAGAACATCGACACAATCAAAAAGTTTTTTGGATCTTTAACGAACAAGAAAAATAATGAAGAATAAGATACTGGAAAATTCCGGAATGGTTAATATGGCGATTAATCTCGCCATATTAGGTTTGTTGATTTACCTGGCCGTGGCCGTGAAAGACCTACAGAAAAGGGTCATATGGACGAAAGGTGAGATGAGACCTTTGATGGGTATGGTTGACTCAAATATAGATCTAGAATATAATATAAAGACATTTATGAACAACCTACTAAAAGAAGCAATCGCGGAACAGGAGAAATAATCTATTTGTCATGGGATTCATTCAGATACCACAACGGAAAAGGATTAGGATCAAATTGAGCAACACGAAAAGATTGAGAGAAGCAAGAGCCAAACACAAGGCATGGTTAGAGAAGAACAATCTCCATGACCTTAAACCCAGAGATACATCTAGTGATTATGAACCTGAAAGGTTGGAGGACAGACAAGGAGTACCTTGTGGTGACAAGATCCCGGTCATGACTCCGGGTGTGGGCAGTAAAAGACAACCCATGACCTATTCTGGTAAAAGAAAATTGGTGGGCATAGCGACCATGCACAAGAGCAACCAGGTACCTGTGTTCGCAGACGATGATGACACATCGGGTAGAAAAGCGGCAACGGAGATATCACTAATGAAAGGAAACAAATGACATCTTATTCATCACACGATTGGAGAAAGAACACAGACGATGCAGTGGTCGTCGACGATAAAGGCGACAATGTGTTGAAGGTAAACTCAAGCAGGGTGATCTTCACAAATCCTAAAACATTGAAAGAGGAAACGGTAGATGTTTCGAGGTTGGTAAGGGTATTTGTGAATAACAGGGATGACCTTAAAAGGAGTGTAAAATAATGAATTGGGTTCAGGTTGACGCTAGACAGACCTATGCTATAATTAAGAACATTAAAAAACTTTTTATTCGGGAGGTAAAAAATGCAGAACAAGGTAAGAGTTGAATTTATAATAAATTCACCCAAAGGTATGTTGTTTGACACAATAGAATCCATATCATCGAGTATGGCTCAATCATTGTGTGAGGCGAGATATCCTGGAATGAGAGTATCAATTAAAAACATAACACATCTTTAAATCAAAACGGGAGGTTAATTTGAAGAAATACATTAAAATAGAAGAAGGGTCCTACAGGAACATAGACCAATCAGGTAGAGTGTTTCCGTTGTTCAAGGACTATCAAAAACACAGCAACCGAGAAGGTGGCTTCGTCACAGTGACCACAACGGAACTGAACGGCTACGAAGGTTTGGACAAGGTCAGAGTAAATGTACCCAACATCCAATCTATCAAGATAGTGCCGGAAGGCGAGTATGTGAAGTTCAAAGAAGAACTGAATGATTCGGCTCAGACAGATCCAAAGCCTCAATCAGAAAGTGATGAACAAGCGATCAAAAGAATTGGAGATCGTTTTGCCATCTTGAATGAGATGACCGAGGCCATAGCACAGAAACAGATCAAAGGTATGATCGTTTCGGGACCTCCGGGCATTGGTAAGTCTTACGGTGTTGAAACTTCTTTGATGAAGTATTCCACATTCGATGACATAGCAGGAACTAAAAGAAAGTTCGAAGTTGTGAAAGGTGCCATGAGTCCGATCGGTCTGTATAAGAAATTATACGAACACGCGGATCCGGGTCATGTGGTATGCTTTGATGACTGTGACGTTATCCTGTACGATGACCTAGCACTTAACCTGTTGAAGGCCGCACTGGACACAGGAAGAAAGAGAACTCTACAATGGGGGACGGAATCTAGATTCCTACACGCCGAGGGAGTTCCGAACACTTTTGATTTCAATGCTGGGATCATCTTTATCACGAACGTCAAGTTTGACAACGTCAAGTCTAAGAAGTTGAAAGACCATCTAGAGGCATTGCAGAGCAGATGTCATTACTTGGACCTAACGATAGACTCCATGAGAGACAGAATGCTTCGTATCAAACAGATATGTCGAGAAGGTCTATTAGAGAAATACTCGATGTCACAAGAGGTCGAGGATCAATTGATAGAGTTCATATACGACAATCGTACAAGACTGAGAGAGATATCTTTGAGGATGGTATTGAAGATAGCAGATCTTTGGAAGATGGCTCCGGACAGGTACCAGCAGTTGGCTGAGCAGACCTGTATGAGAGCGGGGGCATAATGAGAAACAAGAAACATCAGTGTACGGTGTGTTCCAAATCCTTCGCCCACAAGGGCGAGGACACATTGGTGGGAATGTTGGGCATCATACCGGTTCAATTCTGTAAGAAGTGTTATCCAAAAGTGATGGCACAGAAAGAGGAGTTGTACCTAAATGATGTTCAACTGAAAGTGGTTTGATGACCAAGACGTCCGTGATAATTGCTCTGTCAGTTTTTGTACTTTACCATTTATTGCCCATGGCAGTCTGGTTATTGTATTGGATGGCCAACACGGTATGATGGATCCGGTATTCGCAGTGATCCTGGTATTGATCTTGTTGCTGGGTCCATATTGGACAAACAGGTTTTAAGGCTTCACTATCTTACACCTCCCTGTAAGTGAAGATGGGGTAGATTCTTCGGAGTCTACCCTCATAAATTGGCTAAAAAGTTCTAATCTATGCGAGTTTTGGGAGGTTGACGCATTGCGGTTCAATGCTATTATGTATTAATAACAAGGGAGGTGCTAATGTCACAGAAAAACGAGAAAGCAAGATACAACTTAACAGACACATTGACGGTGAGGGAAATGGAACGATTGGAAGACTTGTTCGACAAGATCAAGTTGGACCTATCAGATAACAGTTTTCCAACAAGAACAAACAGATTAGAAGCAGTGGAGAACATGAAGAAGGTGTTGGAGATCCACAACTACGAGATATCGGAATACGATCCAGAGAGGGAGATGGCCCAATGAGACACTTCCTTGATTTCATAAAATTATCGATAGGATCCGTGGGTGGTGCCATAGCGGTGTTGATGCTATTGGGCGTGGTTTCGTTGCCGGCCAAGGCACATCATGGTTTGGCGGGTGATTCCATCAGATTCGTGGAGTGTGTGTCCGAGGACTGTAAAGACAAGGGACAGACCGGTCTCTTCACCAAAATGTTAGTGAGTGCCGTTGAGGACTCGCCGGCCGTGATCGTTTGGTTGCAGGGTGGCAGGGGTCGTGTCAACTCACTGAACTTTGGTCCCATGGAACACCTTTCCAACATCATTACCACCGTGGGTGTTGACGTGGGCTATCAGATCATGAACGACAAGAAGATGCCCAACGGTGATTGGGGTGGTCCGGGCAGATGGTCCAAGGACTATGTGGCCAGAGTCAAGTCAGTGGTGCTATGGGCTCACGAGCAATTTGGAAAACCCGTGTTCATCATGGGTCATTCGGCGGGTGCCCAGGGAGTCTCAGGCTATCTGTTGATGCAGGAAGAGAACCAAACCTTGGTGTCGGGTGCCATATGGTCCGGGGGCAATCAATCGGCTCCGTATCCGGGCAAACGAGGACTGGAGGTCCAGCAGTTCAACATACCGGCCCTGATCATACACCACGAGAAGGACAGATGTCCCAGCACATCCTACAGGGCGGCCAAGAAAAGATACAAGAAATACACCGACAAAGGCATGAACGCCGGACCCACATATTTGGTCAAGATAACCGGCGGTGAGGAAACTTGGAAGGGACCGGGCAAGGATCCCAGAGGTTGCGGAGTACAGGCAGACGCACATGGTTTCACTGGAGTCAAGGATGTATTCACACAGGAAGTTCTCAAGTTCATAATCAAGTATGCGGGTCAACAGTAATAGGCTCGCATATCCACCCAAAAAATCCGAACCACAGATATATAGTCTAGGTTCAACAATCCCAACAACAAGGAACAGATGTCGAAGCTCAAGATAGCCATCATATACACCCTACTGATCACTTACCTCACGACCATCACGGTTTTGAGTGTGGCCAGTATGTGAATCCGTAGTCCATCCAATCCCTAACCTAGCCACCTCCAGAGCACACAGACATGGTATTACCAACCGGAAGCCATAGGCCCTGTCCGCGAAGCGGTGCGCCGCAAAAATTTTACCAAATGCTTGTTTTCATTATATGCCTTACAGGCATATGGCGACAGCAATTTTTGACACCGAGCCCTACCTTAACCTAGAGTGCCTGCTGATAATCCCAACTGTGATCACTGTGATCTACCCTGACTCCTCTTGGCTGGATCGCCTGCGAGTTCAGTGTGTGTCCTATAGTTCCAATGGTAGAGCACCGTGGATCGTTTATGGTGGAGGCTGTCTAGGCTAGCACGACATGGGCAACGATGATGAGCAGGGCAACGATGATCAGGCGTATCCTCACACAACCCCAACAGGGATATCCAGTGACCCAGAACAGGAACCATTCCCAATAGTATCTAAACGGCATATGGGTATGTATGCGGAATCGTGTCGTATGGTGGCTAAAAGCGGTTGCCGTATTTTAGCATAGTACCCCATCCTTAGGATCTTACCAAAAGAAATTGCACCTTCGCTGTCCTAATCTGGGTCGCAAACGCCTAAAGGCGTGTTGGGGTTGATCTGGCCGGGGTGAGGGCCACCGATTGGGCCACCGTATGCAAAGGTAGGGAGCGGTACTGATCTGCTAACCGTATGCCTTAGGGTCGGCGGGGGGTGTGTTGTGTTATCTATTGAGTGACCAGGCCATGTAGGCATAGGCCATCACTGCCAGCGTTATTGTCACTAGGTCCCAGATCATATGCTGTCGTCCTGTATACAGTAGTAGCCGCTGTCCGCTATCATGAATCCGTTGTCCTGTAGCGTCTGGGTCATTTGTTGGTACTTGATCTCCGCACGATCCAGGCACTGATCCTGTGTGACATAGGTGCGATGTGTGTCTTCCACGAATTGCACACAGGGGTTGCCCAGGGTACAGATCACCAATACTATCTTGAACATATATGGGTACTTATCCGCGGCCGGATATAGTGTGGTAAAGGTGAACTGACCCAGCCGGCGGCCATGCAATAACCACAGGCCCGTACGGAGGGGTTGGTAAATCTCCATGCGATAACCACATGCCTGACCCTGGGGCCTCGTTCCACTCGGCCTCCACCTTACCACACGATGTTCGGCCATGGGATCCGGGCACAGGATTTGGTGGGTTGGTAGACCATTTTCTCCAAGTGTTCGCACGGTGAGCGAACTTGGTAATGGCACATCTACGGAGAGATCAACCCGTGCTGTTGAGCTCACTGAGCACAGCGTCATAACTATGTGTATCATGCACCCACGACTCTGGCTATCGGCAATCTCTATCGCACTGGCAGTGATGCTGTTCAGTTGGGCCATGGCCGAGTTCATTGACTGGATCATGATCTAGCACAGCACACATCCACACAGCACAGCACACATCCACACAGCACAGCGGCATGGTCGCACAGTCCAGATCTGGCACACCACGGGCACGGTGGCCGGCATGGCAAAGAAAAAAAAGATTTGGCCATGGTGGTCGCATAGCATTTTTATTTTGGTAATAAATTTGGCAATTTGTAAGCCCCATGGCCTAAAAAGGACCGGGGTGGTGCTAAAATACCCCCATATTAAAAAAAATGCACAGCGTATTTTTTACCCTGCATACCCAGGTCGACACATCGTGTAACTGTGCTATAATGAGCTATGTCACCTTTGAAGTGGATACTGTTGACGGCATTTGTCGTGAGTGCATACTGGTTCTGGGCCTTGTATGTGATCATAGCCATCATGGTGTTGGGTGCATACTTGGACACGGGCAACAGCAGTCGATCCACACCCAGCAAACGCAGGCCATATCGATTCAAAACAGCCAAACGCACAGTGCCAAGACCACCCAGATACAGGCCAGCCAAACCCCATAGATTCCCCAAGACACGACGCAAATGGGGTCGACCAGTCAAGATAGACAAGATGTGGAAGTTGTGAAGTACTACTACGTCATGTGCCAGAGAGGCAAGTTGATACATTGTTGCTATGTGCAGTTGGATCGGGAATCCGCTGACGTACTGCATGACTCACTGGAACAGCGATATGATCTGGTACAGGTGTGTGATGTGCCCGCGAGTGAAGTGGACAGGCGATTGCTGTTGTAAAAACTGCCTCCACCCGGTGTTCCTCAGATCAAAAAAATTTGCACAGCAGAAAAAAAAAGGTCTAGCATTACCATTGGGGGCCGTGTTACAATGCGTGTGCGGTCATGGTGAAATCAGGAGTATCCAGACACATCCGGTGTTTTGACGCTGGAGCTCGAGAGGGCACTACAGGTTCGAGTCCTGTTGACCGTACCAAAGGGACTGTGGGATCCGCCCGGTTTCGTCCACAGCGGAGCCGGGTCAAAAAAGCACCCTATAAATATCAGCATGACAGTGGATTTCCGAGTACTGCACGATGTGGTCAGCACAGCAGAGCTGGAGCAGATCTGTGCGGAAATGGATCAGTGCCTGGAGCGTGAAACCCTGCCCGACACGGGACGCACGGCGGAGGCCAGGAGATTCAGGATCAATGCCCAACAGCACCTCTATCCCATCACACAGCAGTTCGCGATGCGTGTCATGGAGGACCTGCCCGACGAGATGCTCACATTCATGGCCTTCGTGGAACAGCACCGGTCAAATGACCTGCACACCGACCACCACCCTAATCAGGGTCGTGGACACAGCATACTGTTGCCGTTGCGTCACGTCACTCCCGGCGTGGATCGCACAGTGGTGTTTGATCACAGCACCATCACTGACCTACGACAGGAACAGATCGATGCACACCAGGCCCAACAACGCATAATACACAGTGCGAGCACATGGCCCCCTAGGGGTGATCACCAACGACGCTATCAACTGGAACACTGTGATTCAGTGGTGGATCACATGACAGTGGCCGGTGTGTTCGAGTACAGGTTGGGAGATGCTGTGTGTTTTGATGCACACGCCATACACGCTGGATCTGATTGGCAGAGGCACTCACCGGAACGCCAACACAAGGACTATCTGCTGATACACACCACCATCAAACAAGGACCCTTCGCCCGACAGTTCCGCAACGAGTCCTACTGATCAACACCAAACCAGTGGCGTTGATTGATCAGGCCGTCGTACACCCTTCTCTGTGATTGTCGATAACTGCAACCGTTCCACCAGTCCTGGCTGGCTATGTCCATGCGGCACAGTTCGCACTCGCCTATGACCCACGTGGGATCGTACCACAGGGGTTTGCCCGGTCCCGGTGTGAGGCAGTGAGTGTGATACCACACCGGTTTGCGTGTCATGAGGTATATGGTCTTCCTCTGCTCTATGGTGTACATACAAAAATACTTAATATCGCGTGTGTCACCATAATATGCTGTTTGATTCATGACAATAAATATCAGCACATGATGAAAGTCATATCAGATCATTCTCCCTATTACACCACGATCACCTGGCCCGAATTGCCCAAAATAATATCTTGGCTACAGGCGCACGTCAATGACGACAGGGTTTGTCAACCACACCCGTTCCCGACAGCCCGGAAGCACACTCGCAAAAGCATAGATCTGTCAGAGATATATCATTGCCTGCCCGGCCTGGACAGCATATCGTGGAGCAGAAACGGAAGTGTTCTGATATCACAGCCCGGAGATTATTCCTCACTGCACAGAGACAAGACCGACGGTCCGGAGGCCGATGACCTGGTGGGATTGAATTTCCCCATAAAGGTGCTGGACCGATGTTGCAACACCTACTGGGTGGATGATGATGTGTTGAAGAATGATCCACGGATAGTGTATGACAATGTACACAACGTGGACGATGAATGGTGGGCCATGCAAGGTCAACACCAGACACCTCGGGCCTGTACCACTGTGCTACAGAACGACCAGGCAATGTTGATAAACACCGGCGAGTGGCATTACTGGGGGAACACCTCTACCACACACGAGAGGATAATCATGAGTTTGCGATTACAAAACAAAATGAAAAAAGATCATGACTTCCAACAAATACATGATCTGTTGATCAATCAGTGATAGATCTATCACACTGCTATTTTTGAATAAGGTATATCGGTCAACAGCATACAACCAGGTTGGTGTGTGATCGCTATCTCCACATCCGGCGATGTGGTCAATATGCTCTGTGGCGTCACACCACAGGCCCAGAACACAGGCAGATGTCCCTGCACAACTTTGGGCACATCTCCGTAATCGGGTTTGGTTAGGTCTCGTATTCCTATCTGTGTGGGATCTCCGATGTGTACAGGAGTTCCATGTGCCAGTGGATACCTTGACGATATCGCTATGGATTCTATGGCATGGTCCGCACGGAACTGTCTCATGCTCACCACCAGTCGTCCTCGAAATTTGCCCACGGACTCGCATTCGTTCCAGGTGCGGTACATGGCCACCATCGAACCATCATTGAGATGAGGCAACGGCAGTCCTGCATCCAAGAACAGTTGATCAAAACTGAAACTGCATCCGAGAACAAAGGCCACCATGTCGTTGGTCCAGTATGACGAAATGTCGGAAACTATGTCCACTAATTTACCTTTACGCCACACGCGATATCTGGGAAGATCGGTACATATGTTGATATCCCCCAATGACTTCAACACTGGATCTCCGGGATCTCCCTGTGCCAACACCGGACACGGTTTTGGATTCAATCTGCAGAACTCTGCGAAATCCTCGGCATCCGACTTGTCCACTATGCACAAGTTACCTTGAACATAGTCTCTACACCATCCACTGGTATATCCGGTGTATTCCCCGGCACGTATCAGTTGTCTGGCTTCTTTGATGTTTTGCATGATGTTTTATTTAATGATCATAGAATAGTCGGCGAAAATTAGTTAAATACAGATATATGAACAACAATATAAACGACACTTTCAGGAATGTAGCAAATGTACACAAGGACGTGTGGAACAGCAATCAGTTGAAATGGCTACGACACGAGATCAAACAGTTGAAAGCATCGGCACGCAAACCGTATGACTTCAAAAACTTTGTAGATCCCGGCAACGGTTCTAGGCCTGAATCGGTCTTTCCTTTTGAACCAGTAGACCGATTACAACCACTTTCCAGATCTGTCAACGTGGATCCAAGCAACAGCATAAGACAGGCAGTGATCAACAAGATACAGCATTTCAAAAGTGAACTAAAAGTTGCCCAGCCTCGTTTTATGTTCCTACAAGAATGCCATGCACCTCACGGCCTATACCATCATTCTAGTCATGATATAATGCAGGTCACTAAAATGTTTTTAATGCCAATAAACACCGACCCGTCATCGGACAAGACACTGGTGTTTTCGGACACGGCTTCCAATCACACGGAAATGTTAGAACGATGTTCTCAACCAATATCGCCAACAGAAAACAGCAACAGTTTTAGATATGACCTACGGCACACAGTGATTCAGAACAACGGTTATCCGTATAATCGATTAGACAATTTAACCGTGGAAAAAGTATATGATCATGTACCTGGCACCATGCTGGAAGTGACACCCGACAAATTTTTGGCAAACACTTTTTTCAAATCCGGAAAAAACAAAGATTACATTTTGGTAATATTTCATTTACCAGATATACTCACTATTTTTTAAAAGTTTTTTTGTTTATTTAAATAAACAAAAATGAAACATCATCCACAGGCACACATACAAGGAATACGTTCATCACGGATGGTCGACAACCACTGGATACCCTATCCCAGTGCAAAAACCGATTTGAAAAATAACGGAACCTATGCAAACAAGTTTGCCGAAGTTTGGAGACGAACTCCAAAAATATTGATCGGAGTACAAGATCTGCGAGCTCGCAGAGGCACGTTCAACACGCCATGGAACGCACCCAGCAATCCACTGTATGCCATGCCCGAATTGAAATTCATCAACGACACGCTGTCAGATCTAATAGACGAGAGAGCCACGGAGTTGTACAACGAGGCCAAGAACTCCAACAAGAAACTGGCAGTGATGTGGAGTGGTGGAATTGATTCCACAGCAGTGCTGACATCGTTGTTGAAAAACATACCCAACAACGAACACGACATGATAGAGGTCATCATGACAACTTCCTCGATATATGAGAATGTTGAATATTGGAAAAAATACATCAATGGAAAGATCAAACAATCTTTTTATCTTGATATAAGTTTGAACACATACTTTCTTGACAAATACATTTTACTACACGGTGACCCGGGTGACTGCTTGTTTGGTCCCAGTATGCCCATGTATAAAGATTATTTTCTCAAAGGTCTGCACAAACAACCGCATAGCATACACAAAATAAAAATTAAAAACTATTTGACAGACGATCTAGCAGTAGATTTCAATCAATGGTACTATGACAAAATAAGTCAAAGCATAGGCGAGATTGATCAGCAAGATTATGTATCAACTGTTGCAGATTTCTGGTGGTGGACCTATTTCAATTTCAAGTGGGAATTCAGTTGCCAACGTCCATTCTTTTATATGAGAGTTACCAGCGACAAAGACGGAATGCCCTTGTACAAGAAACCAATATCATACGAGCATCAACAACAGTTTGCAAAAAATACTTTTTTCAACACAGACAAGTTCCAGCAGTGGTCCTACACCAATTTAAAAAGATTAATTCCTGACGATGACCAGTCACAACACAAAATAGATGTAAAAAGATATGTGTATGAGTTTGATCACAACGAAATTTATTTTGTTGAAAAACCAAAAGTGGGAGTCAAAAATCCCATACAACACATAGATATCGATAGACCAGTTTATTATGACAACAACTGGATAGGTTATAGTGGAAACGAAGACAACAGCACGGTTGATAAAAGTATGAGATATCTCATAGAAAGGTACGAGGGTTAGCAACACATTAAAAATATGGAAAACTATCACAGCAAAAAATATCCAGTTGATCATGTGAAAAAAATTAAATCATCTCGAATGGTCGATAACTGGGAGGTCCAACAATATCTAAATCAAATAAAAAAAAACAAGTTTGCCGTTGCTTGGGTTCTTATTCCGAGGATATTGCTAGGAATTCATGACACTCGTCCTCGCAGAGGCACGTTCAACACGCCATGGAACGCACCCAGCAATCCACTGTATGCCATGCCCGAATTGAAATTCATCAACGACAAAATGAGTGACTTGCTGGACGAGAGGGCCACGGAGTTGTACAACGAGGCCAAGAACTCCAACAAGAAACTGGCAGTGATGTGGAGTGGTGGAATTGATTCCACTGCGGTATTGGTTTCGTTGTTGAAAAACATACCCAACAACGAACACGACATGATAGAGGTCATCATGACAACTTCCTCGATATATGAGAATGTTAATTTTTATTTTAAACACATCAGTAACAAGTTAAAACAAAAAAATTACATAGACATAAAACTAGATGTTGATTTCCTAGATCAGTACATTCTATTACACGGAGACCCAGCCGACTGCTTGTTTGGTCCCAATATGCCGTCGAGCAATAATCAAACTGTTAAAAATTATGAGTCATCGGGCATCCATTTAAAATCACACAGCATACATAAAATAAACATCAAACACCCTTTGCTGTCAACATATCAATTAGGTTTTGATTTCAATCAATGGTACTATGACAAGATAAATCAAACAATACAACAGGCTGGACAATCTGATTATGTATCAACTGTTGCAGATTTCTGGTGGTGGCAATACTTTAACTTCAAGTGGGAATTCAGTTGCCAACGTCCATTCTTTTATATGAGATCTTTACAGCAAGATAGCAAAAGAATGCCCATGTACAAGAAATCGATACCATACGGACATCAAGAGCAATTTGCCAAGAACACATTCTTCAACACAGACAAGTTCCAGCAGTGGTCCTACACCAATTTAAAAAATTTGATACCTAAAGATGTATCACAACACAAAATAGATTTAAAAAAATATGTGTACGAGTTTGATCACAATGAAATTTACTTCAGTACAAAAACAAAAGTAGGAACCAAAACTCCGGTAAATGTTTTGAGAACTGTGAATGTGAATAGTAACGGCACGACAAATCCTTTTTATTATGACGACGAGTGGGTAGGACACGCCTGGAATGAAAACGATCATAGGGTCGCTAAAACTTCCAGATTGCTTCTGGATCGCTACACAGGGTAATAATTAACATTATGTCAAACGAGTTATATGGATTAATAGACCCGGCCGCTAATAAATTTGTCGTGGTGTCAACAAATTTTTCTGCTATTAAACAAGTACAATTTGTCATAATGCAAAAATATTTCTATCCGGTATTAAACATAACCCAAACAATAGATTACCAAAAAAAATATAATACTGAGTATAGAGATATAATATTAGATAACATAGACAATACCAATTGTGTAAAATATGGTGCCAACACTACCATGATTCAAAGTCTAGAGCAAACAGTGTCACTGCATAATGCCAAAGAATCCGGTATCATGATTTCACCAACTGACATAGATATTTCCTATAAATTGAAAGACGTATTAGAAATAATATTAGAAATTTTTGAAATTGTTCAAATACAGTTAGATTCAATAAAAAATTTTAAAATAGATTCAACTAGAGATAAAGATAATGGAATAAAAGAATTTTTTAATTTTTTAAAACTATTAGTGGACACACCAGATCATAGTGAGGAATTAAAAAAAATATTTGAACAAGAGCTAAATTTAAACGATAGACATAGTGCAGATTTACACGAATACCAAAAATATGTTACAAAATCATTAATCGACTCTTTTAATAAAATAGACATATCAAACAATGACTTTGTTCTAGACTTTATTAACGACATGATAGATAAAACATCAAAAACAAAAAACACAACGAGTCCGCGTTATCGATATTTTTTATTAGAAGACGGATTTGACAATTTGAGTTCTTTTCAAAAAAATCCAAATCTATATAAAGACTTAATCCAAGAGCACAGCATGATAGAACATATAAGATTTTTTTTGAGCAAGAAATTAAATGAAATTACAGATCGTTAAGTTCCAAAATTCTCCATTACCCAAATCTGTCAAAGACAAATTTGCAAAATCTAATACAGTATCAAATTTTTTAAGCATGGGATATGATCTTCCTTTGAGTAGGTCTGTGTATCCAGAAAATCCTTATAGTATGTACTGGGGTCAGATTTATAAATTAATGCAAGGTATTTCAGACTGGCGAGCCCGATCGGGTACTTTTAATAATCCATGGAACGCACCCAGCAATCCACTGTATGCCATGCCCGAATTGAAATTCATCGATGATAAATTAGAGGACATTTACGATTCACGAGCCATGGAGTTGTACAACGAGGCCAAGAACTCCAACAAGAAACTGGCAGTGATGTGGAGTGGTGGAATTGATTCCACATCAGTATTGGTTTCGTTGTTGAAAAACATACCCAACAACGAACACGACATGATAGAGGTCATTTGTAATACCGATTCTATTTTTGAACATCCAGAATTTTTTATGAAATTTATTTACAGAAAACTAGCAATTCGAAGTTCTGTTTTCTTTTTAGTCACAAACGAGTTTCTAGATCAGTACATTCTATTACACGGAGACCCAGCCGACTGCTTGTTTGGTCCCAGCATAAGCAGAATGAAAATGGCTATACGTCAAGGAGTTCACCACGAATCCTGGCAAAAAAATATGGATCTAATAAAAAAACCATTGATACAAATTCTAGAAAACAAAACCAATTTTTATAAAATAAGTTTGCCAGAAAACTATCTTTCTGACAAGCATATCTCGGAGTTTTCAAAAAACTGCGTTGATTGGTTTTGTGAAAAACTCTCGAATAATATTATTGAAAACAAACACAATGATTATCTCACTAGTATAGCAGATTGGTATTGGTGGACATATTTCAATTTCAAATGGGAGTTCAGTTGCCAACGACCGTTTTTATACAATAACAGCGGAGAACATATATCTTTTGAAAAACAAAAATTTTTCTCTAAAAATACTTTTTTCAACACAGACAAGTTCCAGCAGTGGTCCTATACTAATTTAAAGTCACTTATTCCAACAGCAGACATGACCAAACACAAATCTTTGGTTAAAAAATATATTTTCGACTATTCTAAGATGACCGAGTATTACAAGTATAAAAATAAGATTGCTGGACAACAACCGGCATTAAAAATAACACAACCGGACCTCTTATTTGATCAATATTGGCAACCAAATCATGATGTTGATAATTTTTATGATAAAATGCTGAGCGAGTACAAAGGATAGTTATATGCTTATATTATTTAAAACTAGCCAGAAAACACATATTATCATTAATTTAATTGGTAAATATCAGCAAGTCAAGAATGTAAACACAGCCTTGATTTAACGTTAAATAAAAAGGAAGAAACACAATGACAAAAACAACTAAAATCAGATGGGTTATTGCACACGAGCCTTTATCTTTATTCGTAAGAGCGGCTAAAGATTTCCAAGATTTCGTGAACAGAGCTCAGACTGCAGAAAAAATCGAAGTTGAAATCATGACATTAAGAGAGTACAGTGACAAATACAACAACGGTGTATTAGTTACTAAACACGACTTATTAGACTTGATGGAACAAGGTAAAATTGAAATGTCTCAAATGTACACTACATGGTTAGCAGAGCATTATGAACAAGATATGTTAGCATTAGAAATGCCTTTCATATTTGCAGATCATGATCATGCAACTAGAGTGTTAGAAGGTGAAGTAGGTGAAGAGTTATTAAACAAAATCACTGACAAATCTAACGTAAGAGGTATGGCATTTACTTACTCGGGTGGTTTCAGAAACGTAGTTTCTAACAAAAAAGTTAGCAAACTAGGTGACTTAACTGCGTAATAAATGAAACTTAGAACTAACAGAAATCCAGTTGCACAAGAAACCTTCAAAGCACTAGGTGTCGAAGACAGACACATCTGTGAAATTGAAGATCTTAAAGGTGCGATCGAAGACGGAAAATGTGAGGGTGGCGAAGGAGTTTACTCGAGAGTATATCCCCTGGACCAGAACGAAGTGACCAAATCGGTCATTGACACCAAACACAGTTTATTCTTAACAACCATGATCATGCGTAATGATTTCTATGAGAAATTATCTCCAGAAGTCAAGGCTGTTTTAAAAGCGGCCGCAATTGATGCCGGAAGAAAAGAACGTGAAACAACAATCGCTGATGGAGAGGAAGCCAAGGCTAGATTGAAATCAGAAGGTGTTAACGTTCACGAGCTTACCCCGGAAGAAACAGCAGAGTTCAAGGAAAAGACTAAAACGGTTTACGAAAAGTTCGAACCAACATTTTCACCTGGCCTAATTGACAGGATCAAGAAAGCCTAGTTAGTTTTAAATCAACTTTTAAAAAGGGTCGCTTCGGCGGCCCTTTTTTTTGACTAAATTTTTAATATTGTTTTTGCTTCGACGGGGTTTGCAATTGAACCGTTGTTCCTGTTTATCATGGACACACATTGTTCCACCAGTTCTGCATTTGATCTTGCAAGGACATTTTTTTCGGTGTATATGTTATCTTCCATGCCAACCCTAACATGTCCACCTTTTTGATGAACGTATTCTGCTATGGGCAAGGACATCTTGCCTACGCCTAACGCACACCATATAGCATCTTCCGGCAACAACTTCAAAGCATAGTCGATTGTGTCGAACGACGATTCCCAGCCGTATTTGACTCCCGTCACTATTTGCCATATGGGTTGTCTGCTCGTAAGTCCGTCACTAATAAGTTTTTTTGCAATTCTGAGATCACCGCTGTCAAAAATTTCAAATTCCGGAAGTGTGCCATATGACTGTATTTTCAAAAGCATCTCAGCAACGACAGGAATAGAGTTTATCCTAACACCGTCGTCATCTTGCATCATGGTGTTAAAGTCTAGACTACATATATCAGGACGTATACTATCTATGTGTTCCACTCTTGTTTGAGCATCCATTAATCCAGAATTATCATTTGTTAATGGCTTATACACAGCACCCGGACCTGTGGTGAGATTAATAATAAGATTTTCGTTCTTGTTTCTTATCAAGTCAACAGTTTTTTGGTAAAGATCTTTGTCCATAGACGGTTTACCGTTATCTGGATTTCGAACGTGTATGTGTACTATGGAAGCACCCGCCGCCGCGGCATCCAACGAGGATTGTGCAATTTGTTCCGGTGTTATTGGCAAGTATGGTGTGGAGTTTGGATCAGTTTTACCACCAGTTACAGCACAAGTTATAATTGTTTTCATTAGTAGTTATATTTAAGTTGTGTGTTGACAGGTGAGAAAAAAAATGTTACAATTAGAGTATTATGCCACTTACACCAATTGTTATTGAACAAACATCAAAAGGCGAAAGAAGTTATGATATTTTTTCTCGTCTTTTAAAAGATAGAATTATAATGCTGGACGATGTAGTTGATGAAAGACTAGCGTCAGTGCTAACAGCACAACTTTTATTTCTAGAGTCACAATCAGCAGACAAAGATATTACACTGTATATCAATTCTCCCGGAGGATCAGTTACAGCCGGTATGGCAATTTATGATACCATGCAATACATCAGATGTGATATAAGAACTGTGGTTTTAGGACAGGCCTGTTCCATGGGATCATTGTTAGCCCAAGCAGGCACGGCCGGTAAACGTTTTATTCTGCCACACGCAAGACACATGATACATCAACCATTAGGTGGAGCAAGAGGACAAGTCACAGATCTACAGATACACATCAATGAAATATCTAGAATGAAAAAGTATCTTACTGAAATCTATGTTAAGCACAACACCAAAAATAAAACTTATGAAATGTTGGCCGCGGACATGGAAAGAGATAATTTTATGACACCCGAACAATCAGTAGAATACGGACTTGCCGACGAAATAGTAACAAAGAGACCAAGTCCAGAAACAATTTAAAAATTTTGATTTATGGATAGTATTCCAGTTGTTCTAGAAATAGATGCACAACAAAATTCTAAATACAGTATATTGTTTAATGAAAAAAAACTATTCGAAGACATAACATCAGATGTTAAGGTTAATAAATTTGACGTTCATGCAATCAAACATAAATTTAATTCAATAACTATAAAAGGTAACGTTGTAGTAAATCGTTTGGAACTTGATGGTATAGACACTCGTTATTTTATTCATCATGGATTCACTAGTAATAAAAATAGAGGAAATGCAGATTCCATTTTCGTAAAATTTTATTTTTATACACCCATATGGAAATGGTATATAGATTGGATAAACAATGACAATTCATCTTTCAGACAAATATCCAAAGATCATTCGGGATTTATTCCGTTATGACAACAATTTTGGACCATCGAATAGTTTCAAAAATTTAAACTTCCCGTTTGATTATGATCTATCTAAACTTTATGAAGAAGCATCTAGTTTTGATTGGATCGGGATTGGAAAAACAAAGAGTTTAGAAAAAATTGATCGCATTCTATTATACAAATCTAAATCAGAAAGTAATATCATAGGTATTCCTATTGTACAGCAGAAGCATGACGAAAAAGAAGAGGTGTGTTTCAATACAGAATCATATCCTGAATGGAATAATTTTTTAAAAAACATAAAATTATTAGGCGGTGCTCTACTTATAACTATGAGTAAAATGAGTCCGGGTGGTTTCATATATCCACACAAAGATTCAAATTTTGTTGCACACAAAATATATTTTCCGTTGAATTGGCCACGTGGTTGTTATTTTAAAATTTACAAAAACGGATTAGTAGACTTTTCTGATCTTAAACCAAAAATTATAAATTCCGGAGAGTATATACATTCGGTCATTAATGACAGCAAAGAAGAAAGAATTATTGTCAGTATCTTTGTTGATTGGAATGTAGAACCATGGAAAAAGATATTTGAAGAAGAATTTTAATCTTTATGATGTTTAAAATCTAATTCTAATATCTTGATAATTTGTTTATTAATATTTTCTCGCATCACAGTTATTTCATCCTTTACAACCGAACGTTGTTCTCCGTGTGTGTATTCCAGTTGTTGTAATAACTCCCACAAGTTCATTTGAAAAGTCATGAGCTCTTCTCGTGCCAGAAACTCCTCAAATTCTAATTCAAATTTTTTATGATCGGTATGTCCGATCGACATATATATAATAGCAGTTATAATAATAACAAAAAAATAACGCATAGGAAAGTATTTACATGAAACATTTGATAATGATAGCAACCGCGGTAATGCTCGTGTCATGCACGGCTATACCGACTTCACCAAAAGTTTCTTTTGGTAAAAAATGTTTGGCGTCTACAGATAAGGTCACGTATTCATATGTATGGATATATGACAAAAATTCTGGTTTGCCGGCCAACACCGAAGATTGTAAATTGATAGAAAAAAAGAAGTAATACTATTATTTTGATGAGCTTATTGCTTTGTCAACCTCTTCAAAATCTTTGGTTATCTCGTCTTGTTCAACCTGTTGCTTGAATTTGTTACATTCAGCCGGGTTGAACATACAACCTAGGACCAATCCAATAGATCCGTCATATATGTTTGGCTCTTTGTTACTTGCTACGTCTTTGTTTTTAGACGCACAACTTGTCAAAAGAATGGCGAATAAAAATAATATCAATATTTTTTGAATTTTTAAAAATTTCATAATTACGCCATATTTATAATAGATTGATATCGACGTGTCAATACAATTTCAACCGGTGAACAAATCTGCTCACCGGTTTTTTACCATACACAAATAATTTAGAAGTTGGACGGATCTACTTTGATGTGTTTTAATATTTTGCCAGCATTTGATCCATGCTTGATCATGTAGCCAGTTGTTCCGTTTCCGTATGTGTCAACGGATTGAACTGCTCTTTTCATAGCGTTCTCTTTGTGCTCGATGTCTTTCTTTTTGTAATATGAGGACATCATATAAGTGTGTCTATCTTTGGTGTACATAAGTAACCTCCTTTTTTCTTTAAGTTGGCCACTTTTAACTGATGTGGATCAGCCACTTTATGTCCATGTGGATGGTTCAGTATTTATATGCAAATAGCACATATCACCTATGTTTATATTACAACCCAAAACAAAAAAAGTCAAGTTGATCGTTGACCGAATTTGTTTGATAGTGTATAGTGTGCTATAAGTAAATGCAAATAATAACTATTCGCAACTAATAAAATTATGATTACCACTCTACTAGCAACCACGTTTGTAATAGCCAGAGAAGGACTTGAAGCATGGCTGATAGCGGTGCTGGCCATCACAGCGGCCAACAACAATCCCAAACATATAAAAGTCATTATATGGGCAGTTTTAGGGTCTATTTTGGCCACTATTGCTTTGGGCACTACAACTGCCCAGTTATTAGGCAATCACGCAAATACAGAGCGATTTGAAGGGTTTATAGGGGTCATTACGGGTGTTGTACTAGCCTGGGTAGCATGGTTCTGCCATGGTGCCAGCCAGCACGTTAAAGCCTTGCCTTTTGGAAACTCTTTGTTATTAGGACTTGCTGTTTTTGGTATAATGTTTCGAGAGGGAGTCGAAGTAGTTATATTCCTTACAGGCATAATCATCAATAGTCAGGACATTCAAATGGTATATTTGGGTATTTTGGCTGGTTTGGTAATATTGGTGACTGTATCAAAAATTATGTATAATCAAATAACAAAATTACCTATCAAAAATATTTTTAAAATTAGTCGTTGGATTTTTAGCATACTTGCTGTATACTTTCTATATACAGGTATTTCAGAAATAATTGAATACGGTATTTGGCCCCAATAGCTCAGTTGGTAGAGCAACTGATTTGTAATCAGTAGGTCGTCTGTTCGAATCGGACTTGGGGCACCACATCGATGTGGGGGTATAGCTCAGTTGGGAGAGCACTTGATTTGCATTCAAGGGGTCGTGGGTTCGAATCCCTCTACCTCCACCAAAAGGTCCCTTCGTCTATCGGTTAGGACACGTGGTTTTCATCCTCGAAAGAGGGGTTCGATTCCCCTAGGGACCGCCAACATTAAATACAAACATGAAATACGGACATTATTCAGATAATCAATTTCCGACATTTAATCACAAAGATTATAAAACAAATTCACATGGTTTTAGATGTCCAGAATTTTCTCCTCTGCCGGACGGAGGAAAAAATATAGCAGTTCTAGGATGTTCTCATACTTTCGGCGAAGGTCTGGAACAACCCGAAATTTGGATCTCACAGTTAGAAAAATTATTGAATAATAAAAGGTTAAGATTTTGGAATCTGGCACAACCCGGTGCATCTCCCGATATGTGTGTAAGGATGTTGTATGCATCTGAAAAAGTGTTGTTTCCTAAAATTATTATAGTGTGTTGGCCAGCATGGAGCAGAAGAGAACGTTTAGACATATATCCAATTTCTATAACAAGCGATGACAATTCCCTGAAATATGAAAACAGTGTCACAGATCAAAACAATTTTTTAAAGTGTGTGTTTCAGGTTGAGAAATTTGCCGAATATAATAATGCTGTTGTGTTTCATTGTTTTGCTCAAGATATCTACATGATACCCGATACTAGATATGTCCTCGACGACAGTTCATTGAGATCTTGTTGGCCTGTGTGGGACAATCACCATGGTGCCGATGCTAGGAGAACCATTGAAGGAAAACCAGATCTGGCCAGGGATGGAATACACTATGGCACAAAACATCACCGTACATTTGCTGAGAATATCTATAATCGTTTTAGTAGTAAAATAAAATAATTTTAGGTCAATGCCCACAAACGGCTTTTGGTATCTTTCTTTATTTTAGAATATATTTTTTTAAACTCTTCCATGTCTGTAAATTGTTGTTCAGAAAAATTTAGAGCGGTGTTCCAGTTTTGTATTTTGTTAAAATAAACTTTATCAACATCATATCTATGAGCGATATCTAACATCAAAGGCATTTCGTGCCAGTTGTCTTTCTGTACGACCATGTGCAAATTAAAAATAAATTTGTCTTTGATGTGCTTGATAAATTCGAGGTTCTCTAGAATTTTTTCAAAGTTGCCTCCCAGTCGAAGTTTTTCGTATGTATTTTTAGTGGCACCATCGATGCTGATGCCTAGCACAGTCAATCTATCAAACATCTCTTTGTTTTTTATATACATTTTTTTAACAAGCAGTCCGTTAGTTTGAAGGCTAAATTTCAGATGCTCAAGGTGTTTGGTGTTTTTTATAAAATATCTATAGACCAAACTTGCGAAAGGATCGCCGTCACTACCGATGTGTACATTTGTATTAGTCTGTTGTTTTTTCAAATAATCTATAATCTTATCTGCGATAGACATTCTTTTTTTGAGTTCGGGTCCGGATTTGTAAAATATCTGTTTGTTCCTACAACTTGGACAAAATAAATTACAACTTTCATCGATGGCCAATCTAATATTTTTTATTTTCACATTTGGTACTGTTTCTGGCCATCCTAGGTCTCTGTCTTTTAACAAAAATGTGCATTGATGATTATTGCAGTAACGGTACGATCCGTCCGCAATAGATTCCTGAAGTATTTTTGCTGTGTTTGAAGTAATAATTTTTTCCAAAGGTTGCACTTGGATATTGCCAACACTTTGTGGTAACCAGGCCTGGCATTCGCAAAGATAACAGGAACCGTTTTTATCAATTAAAACAGTATCAAAAGGTCTAGTACAGTAAGAGTTAAACTTAAGATCTTTGCTTGTATCTATGTTATACCAGTCAAATAAACGTTGATTTATCATGATGCACATTTAATTAGTCACAAAATTAATAGCCATTTATTTTTGTAATTAAATAAGAGTATGGAAATTGAAAATTTAGAAAACAGTAGTTACGGTGTAAAAATTAAAACATCATATGATGAGATGATCGAGAACTTTGACGAGATAGTTCAACTGCAAGATCAGTATAAATTGCTTATTTTTAAGAACATTGATCTTTCAGCAGATCAACTGGTATCGATTATAAAAAAAGTAGGTGAGCCAGTCAGACATGCAAAATGGAGAACCAATGCATTGCAAAGTCATCCAGAAATATATGTGCTCACAAATGACAAAACCAAAGGACAATTGAGTCCAGAGATTTGGCATATCGATCAATCATTTTTACAAAATCCTCCTACACATAGTTTTTTATATTCATTAAAAGTGGCTCAGGAAGGTGGAACGACTGTGTTCTCTGATCAATCGGCTGTGTATAGAGATCTTCCCCTAGATTTAAAAAAGAAAATTACAGGAAAAGTTTGTGTACACGAACACGCTACTGACTATCATCTAGCGGCTGTACCCAATCCGGATGAACTAAAAGGAATTGGTGGAGGGGAACCTGTATATCATCCACTGGTTATGCCACACTGGACGACAGATGAAAATTGTTTATTTTCTGTGTTTGGTCATATTAGAAAAATATTGGGAATGGAACAAGACAAAAGTGATGCACTCATGAAGACGTTACAAGAACACGCAATAAACGAAAATTATGTTTATGAGCACCATTGGGAAGAAAAAGATTTTTTAATGTGGGATAATATTTCTTTACTACATTCGGCTAGAGGAACAGTAGATAGCCTAGACCCAAAACACGAACGATTAATCTGGCGTTTGAATGCCAGACACACACTTGCCTAAAAAAATTATTGTTGTCCGTCGACTAGTGTGAATGCTATCACACAAGGTTCATTAAAAGGATTATACCAGGCATGGCGAGCTCCTCGCTGTACTAAAACATCTCCCTGTGATAATTCAACCTCTTCGTCTCCTTCGTCAAGCAGTAGTTTTATTTTTCCAGAAATAACATATCCATAATCAACAGTTGGTGTTGTGTGCATATAAGGATGTCTCTTGCTAGGCTTAAGATTTTCTAAGGCATTCATTTTTTTAAAACCGTCCTGGGGATTTAATTTTTTCAGTACTTCGTCGTCTTGTGGATCAAACTGTACAACCAAAAAAGTTGTACCTCCCGGTGCCGGAAAGGTTTTGAAATTAGAATCAATCGGATCGTTGAATCCTGTGAAATCTTGTTTTTCGTTTTTGGTTTTCCAGAGATACGTGTGCGTATGGAACGGTCGGTCGTCGCCAAAATCTAAAACTCCCTTGGCAATATCGTTTGACATTACTGTTGATTTGCCTTGTTCGTTGATTCCTGTTACTATTCTTTTAAATGTTTTAATTGTTTTCATAATTCATTATATAATATTTTTAATAATTAAACAACCGTTTTAATTCCGGAACATGATCTTGTATTGCAATACCACGTTGTTTGTTAAAAAAATCAGTCCACAGTTTGGCTTGGTGTAATTTTTGTTGATAGAAAATTTCCGTTTCTCCTTGTGTCATTTTAAGTACATCCGCCAGTGTGTTAACACATCTAACGTTGTAAAAATTTTCCAATTCGTGAAACTTCATTCCTTTTTGGGTATAATGATTTACTGCATCCGCGGTGCGAGATTTTTGTTCCTCCAACATGGGTTGAGGTATCAAACGATTAGAAGTATACATGGGCGACGTCACAAGTCCTATATCCATGTCTCTTATGTCTGTGTTGTCATGTATTACTTGTATCTGTTCCGGAACGTTAAAAGACGAGTGTAACGTCAAGGATGTACGTACACATATACTGTGTCCACTCTTACACAACCTTTCTATGTTTTTCATAGTATTAGAATAATCACCGCCCCTGATCCATTCATATTGCTTACCTATACCGTCTAGGCTGATGTTGATTCTTAACTTTCCTCGAGGATATTCTTCAACGGCTTTCCATGCATCCTTTGATATCAAACTGAGGTTTGTGGTCATGACTATACGAGGTGGTCTTTTTTGCCTGGCCGCTTCGGACATCACTATAAAGTTTCTTTTTTCTACCAACGGTTCTCCACCTTTCAATTGTATTACTTCCACAGTAGGCAACACTTTTAAAATTTTTTGGAAATCTTCTTCGGACAATTTGTTCATGAACAATCTCTTTCCCTCGATCAGTCTTCCTTCTCTGCCTTCCATGGTTTCTATTCCTGTTTGTTCCTTTTGTATCTTTTTTTCTAGATCATACCATTTTGAACTATAAAGAGGACCACACATGATACAAGTTTGATTGCAAACATTTGATAACGAAAGATCTAAATACAGTATTGGCATATCTTTGTTAGATAAGTTTTTGGGAGGATTGTTGTTTGGAACAACGTCCGCAGTCCAGGTATCAATGGGTGCAGAGAGTCCTCTACTTTTTTTAAATTCACATGTGAAACAATATTTAGGAAATACGTTGTTTTTAAATTGCTGTCTCATACTATTATACTCGATGGAGTTAGTAAAAAACTTTTGTAAGTCGTCGACCTTGCTAATATGTTTGATTACAGGATTTACGGAAGAACAGCACACAACCAAATTTCCGTCCGGGTTGATCGTGAGACCCGACCATGGCAACTCGCAAAGTTTTCCTGGCTTCGAAGAGATGTTTAGTTCGTGTCTGTGCTGATTTTGATTCATCTTGATAGATATATTTAATGGTAAAAACATAAAGATCAAATAAATCTTACGCTAATTTACGCTTCGCTAAAATAATTTTTTGTAAATTTTACGCAATAAGTAAAAAGATAATCAATGACAAATCTTATAATTTTAAATGATTTACCAACTTACGATGTACCATCAAAAACTGCTGGTGCATATAGGATAGCCTCATCTTGCAGACAGCACGGACACTCTGTAAATGTTTTAGATCATTTCAGTTATTTTGTAGACAAAGACCCGGTATCTTTTTTCAATATCTTATCCAAGCAAATTACCAAAGAAACTTATGCTTTAGCAATTAGCGGAACTTGGTTTTCTAGTTTAGACTTTGATCACAAAAAAGTCACAATAAATGATAGCATCACATATGAAGGTACCGGACAATATTCAGATGCCAAATGGTTCAATTGTTTTTATAAACTTTTTACATACATCAAAAAAAATCATCCAAATCTAAAAATATTGTTAGGAGGACACAGTTCCGGGTCTGTCGCCATTTATAACATTTTTGGAAATTTGCCTTTTAACTTTATTGATTACTGGATAAAAGGTTTTGGTGAAAGTTCTATGATTCAATTTTTAAATAATTGTAAATCAAATAAATCAAATCCTGTTGAAAAAATATTACCCGGAGATCCTTTAGGTTTATTATATGATTTTCATAATTGTCCACCCATGTTTTCAAAAAACGATGTAATACTTCCAAACGAAACATTACCTTTAGAATTAAGCAGAGGTTGTAGATTCAAATGTAAATTTTGTTCATATCCTCTGTTAGGAAAAAATCCAAAAGAACATAGATATCTAAGAAGTAAAAATAGTATTAAGGAAGAACTTAAATTTAATTACGACACATGGGGAGTTACTAATTATTTTGTCTTGTGTGATACTTTTAATGAAACAACTGAAAAATTACAAACACTTGCAGATGTTGTTGACGATCTCAAACTTGAATTAAATTTGACTGCATATATTAGATTAGATCTAGTTCATGCACATCAAGAAAAACAAATACCGTTGTTAAAAAAGGTTGGATTACGTTTCGCCAATTTTGGAATAGAAAGTTTACACGATCCCTCATCTAAAGCAATCGGAAAAGGTTTGGGTAAAGAAAAAACAATAAAAGCGTTGTCTCTCATGAAGAAAGAATGGCACAATGACATACACCTACACGGAAATTTTGTTGTGGGATTACCTCATGAAACAATAGACACCATTGAACAAAATAATAAAGAATTGTTGGATGGTACAATAGGATTAGACAGTTATACATGGCATAGCCTAAGCATAGTCAGAAACAGAGGTAAGTCCAGAAGTTTTTCAAGTGAGTTTGATAGGAATTACAAAGATTACGGTTACGATGTATTTGAAAATAATATACCTGGTAGAAACGGAGATGCTTGGAAGAACGAACACTGGGACAGTTTTATGACAGATAGGTTAAGTAGACAATGGAACGAATACGCTAGAACAAATAATAAATCTAAATTAGATGCTTGGCGTATGGCTTCGATTTTAAATTATGGTATATCGTATAAAGAAGCATTGACAAAATATCATACAGATCTACTGTCAGATGAGTATAAGAATTACAAAAAAGTTTTTTTGGATGATTATATTAAGAAAGTAAAAGAAAAATTCTTATAATATGTTTGCCTGCATTACACAGGCAAACATAAAAAATAACAATTAGAATGTAAATTTCATTCCTACTGCCATGTCGTTTGTGTCTGTACCTGATGGTACGTCAGTGATTTCGTAACCGGCGTACATACTAAAGTTGCTACCAATTTTTTTCTCGGCACCATACGTATGATACTTGTTACCATCTTCGATCTCACCGTAACCTGCTGAAAATGTTGTTTGTCCAATGGTGTATGAACCAACTAGTTCATTCGCAGTAGTGTCTAATGATGTTGACTCGACTGATTTAATTGTATAATTGTAACCAAGTGTAACAGCATCGTTTAAATCAAAATTTAAACCCGCACCTTTGTACTCGATCGAATTTACTTTGTCATCTGAGTAAGCAATACCTACATTTAGTTTATCACTTACATCCATAGAAGCCGCAGTTTCATAAACATCAACACCTGATTTACCAGTTGTTCCGTCAACTTTGATCAAGTTATCTAACTGTATTGCACCAAATGTGTTAGAGTAGATTACTGTGTGTGAATCTCTACTGAACAGTTTTTGTGATGCACTATTACCATATTCTGGAAACACATCTGTTTTAGATGTTACTGCACCTTTGAATACAGAGTTTTGTCTACCTGCTGACAGCATACCTGCATCGCCCATGTCAACACCAGCATATGCTAGTTTTGAATCAAATGGTGTTGAACCAGAATCATCTGCATCGATGTCCACTTCTAATTTGGCAAAGCCGTCGATACCTTCTGATAAGTTGCTCGAGAAATCAACACCAATAGAAGAACCGTTGTTCTCCGCTTTCGATGTTGCCACGCCGTTAGCGTCCTCGTTATTAGAAAGCATATAGTTTAATGAACCATAAACTTTCATATCAGCCGCTTCTGCTGGAGCCGGTTTTAAAACCGACCATAATATGCCAAGTGCAATAATAATCGCTACACCTAGGCCTATTTTTTTCTTTGTTATTTTCATAGTTTTCTCCTTATTTTTGTGTGGCTGTAAAGCCATTCACAAATTCTTTAAACTTTTGGGAATTTTAATTGATTTTTTCTATATGGTAACTTTTATGAAATGTTGTTTTTTCATTTTTTTTACAGACACTATTTATCATAAACTATGTCTATTATTGCTCTTCATCTGAGTGTAAATCATTTAATAATTGTCTCAATTTGGCCCCTTCAACTGTGGCTTTAACTTTACCTATATCGTTTCCTTTTGTAGGATCGATAGTAATATTTTTGTTACTATCATTAATAATTTTACTTTTTTGTTTTAAAGAATCGTACATTGCTGTTGCTGGTTTTTTAAATTGTGAATGATCGCCTTCCTCTTCGAGTAAATCTTTTATTCTAAGAGTATCTAAATCAAATTCTAAATCCACTTTTTGTCCCACACCGCTTGAACTTCTTGTTTTCATAAACTGTATTTGATAACGTCCACGCTCTTTCATTGCACGACTTGTAAAGATACCAATCACGTTATCTGCTGTTTGAATCTTACTCAACCCGCCCGAAATATGTGAATGGTCAAACTCGATTTCTTCAACTGATGCTCTATTCAATTGTGATGCCGTTACCATGATCATCTGAGATTCAGTTGCGAAATTTCTAAGTTCTTCCGATACATATTTGTCTTTTATAAAAAGATCTGCAGGACTGATACGTTTACTTTTAGGCATCATCAGATCCAAATAATCAATCAATATACAATCAAATTTCTTTTTATTTTTCAATTCAAGTTCTTTGAGATACGCTTTAATGTCATTTACGTTACTGCCACTTGGTAGATATTTTATCTGTAAAGCACCGGATTTTTTCTCAATCATTTTTACTTTCATTTCCACGTTGTCAATTTCTGGAAATATTCTTCTTGTTGCTATGCCAGACATCATGGCATCGAGTCTCATTGCCACCAACGATTCACTTAATTCAAATGAAAGATAGCAAGTATTCAACCCGGCAGTTGCCCAATTCACAGCAAGATTCTGTAGGAAAATAGATTTACCTGCACCCGATCCTCCAGCAAAAATGTTTAATTCTCCTTTATTAAATCCGCCAAACAATTTTTTATCTACGTTTATCCATCCTGTGCTAACCTGTCCGTTGGCACTCTTAAGATTCTCTAATCTTCCTTTAGGGTTTTCAAAATAGTTTGTTCCTAGATCTTTAGTAAGACTTATACTAACAGCCGCTTTGATCTTGTCTTCTACTGGATTATAATCTCCCTTTTCGAGCAAATCTGCAGACTCCAATATTGCTCTCTCCATTGATTTGTGCCTAGAAAATGTTTCAAATTCATCTAGTAGCCAATTAAAATGTGCCGGATCTAGATCCTTTGCAGTTTTTAATTTTGTATCATGTACAGCATTAATTTGTTCAACGTCGGGCATGACTTTATATTCATCGACATAATCCTTAACAAATTTTGCAATTGGTTGTAGTTTCCTGTCAAAATTTGCAGGTTCAAAAATATTTTGTGCCCTAGCAAATGATTCAGCATCTGCCATTAGCATTTCTAAATAAAGTTTTTGTACGTCAAATGTATATTCAGCCATTTATTTTTCTTTTTAAATCGATCTTAAGTTTATTAGTTTCTGTTCCTTTTAGTATCGACTGTATTGTATATAATCTTCCATATTGTAACACAGATTCGGCCACATCATCAACTCCTTTTTGCCATTCTGGAAAAGATACAGACCACCCAAACTCTATTGCTTGGTCTATTAGTTTTTCTCCGGCTTTGTCTTGATCCGGCACTACAATTACCTGTCTATTCAAACTGTTTATAATATCTTTCTGCGTATCATTGACCTCTGAACCTAAAATGCTCACACCCGAAACAGTGATAGCATCAAAAGGACCTTCGGTTACAATCACAAACTTTCTTTTCCAATCCTGGACACCTATGTTAAACACATAACCCGGTTGTGTTTCTGTCCAATATTTAACTTCCTTGTTTCTTGTATCAAAAATTCTTCCTGTGTGTCCTACTATATTATTTTTCCAATAAAAAGGCACAATTACTCTTCTATGGAAATCTCCTGTTTGATCCGGACTATAATAAAATTTATACCAATCGGGAGAAATACCTCTTTTTTTTAAGTAGTTCAATAATTGATCAATTTTTTTATATTGAACTTCTGTTAGATCTTTTGCAATATATTTTTCCAACCAATAATCTAGTGTGTGTGAATTTTTTGGCAACGTCTTGATAGCAAAATTTATATTTTTTTTTGTTTCAAATGTATTGCCGGATTCTTCATAACGCATGGCCTCTATTGATAATTTTCTTATAGTTTCTTCACTAATTCCTAACCAGCTCATGAGTTGTCTTGTTTTCGCATTGAGTTTTCTTCCAACAACATACGAAGTTTTATAACCACAATTAAAACAATGATAACTTAAAGTACCGTCGGCAGAAGTCATGATGCCTCCACGTTTTCTTTTATCAGCACCTGTGCCGTTGTGTACACAACACGGGGCATTAAAAGATAACCAACCAGAGGGTGTTTTTTTCTTTCCGCTAGGAAGCGAATTCAGAATAGTAGACTGAATTAAATTCATATTCTACATTTTACTGTCTATATAAGATTTTGTCAATCACACCGTTGTTACCGCCGGTGTTTTGCCAACTGAATCTGATGTTTTCCCAAACTCCAATGAAATTAAAGTATTTGACTCCGGTTGAATTGGTAAATGTAATTGGGTTGGTTTGATCAGTTGCTGTGATGTCTGCGAAGTCCGAGTCTTGTACTGCTGTTGTGACCAATGTGCCTTGTATCTTAAATGTTCCAGTAAACCCGTTGGTATAAACAGCGATCGTGTGCAAAGAGTTATTACCATTTTGACTAGACTTACCGTCGATGTAAGCAGATGTTTTTGAATATGGTCCTGTTGTTACAGGCCATGTGATTGTTTCATTGCTAGGCACAAATTTTGGAAATGCACCGTCTAGTATCTCAAGTGTCCCTTCAGAATTATATGAGGTATTAGCATAGGTCACAGTATAAGTCACAGTAGAATCATCTCCTATTGCAATTTCTCTAACACTGTAATTGTAAAATCCCGGCTCTAGATCTAATAAATCTCCGTCGGTTAATGTTACTGTTGCTTTTCCTCTCGTGCTAACAGTTGACCCATCGTCCACAAGTGTTAATGTTTTTTTGATCACCGATCTGTCGTTTTTTGTGTCGATCAGATCAAATTCAAATTCTTTGGTCGTAATGCTTTGTACTGCTTGATCTTCGTTTTTGAATACAAATGTTATTGGATTTGATACACCTTTATACACTTTTAGACGTCTATCGTACACTTTTGAGTTCCTTCCATTATAACCATTAATGTAGGCTATTACCACATTGTTTATTAAATACCTTGTAACTGTTTGCATAACACATATTTAACAGTATTTATTGAAACATATGAATGAAATTTTTGAAACATTAAGAAAGAAATTTCCATTTTTATCTCTTATACGAAAGGGAGATATGGAGTTTGTGGGGATCGTGCAAAACCAAGATAATCAAGTGACAAGTTTTTATGATTATGGTAGAATCATGTCTCCAGAAGATAAAATGGATTTTTTGAAATATGGTGAAATATGGTGGTGGGAATCAAATAGAAAAATACCTATTAACATATTTTTAAAAAAAGATTTCCAATACTTTAGATCTACACTGGTAACACTTACCACTAAAGATATCGAAGTTGTACACGGTCCTGTGCTTAGGCTCGATGAGATATCTAAAAAACGAATTAAAAGAAGAACAATTCAATTAATGAGAAGACCTAGTTAGGTTTTTTCTCAATGTATTTCAAGTAATATATAGTCAGTGGATTATTTGGCTGATACGAACTATACTCTATTGATGTTTGTTGATTTCTTTTTTTTGATTTTTTAAGTTTTTTCTTTTTCTGATGGTGCATCAAAAATGTATTTATCATTTGAAATTAAATTCATCTGCACAACTATCAACTGAGCATAAGCAATCGCATGAGATTTTTTAAAAAAATAACTACCGTCTGTTGGACGTGTCCAGACCTCGGTTAATATCGTGTTCCAGTCTTTATACATCAATCCTCTTTTTGCTGGTCTTATAATTGCCAATACAGCCGCAAGTTGTTCAATATTTTTAGGCTCAAGTTTTGAGACAATGTCAAAATGTCCGTTCAAATGGAACAATTGATTTACAACATTTATATCTAATAACATATTCCAGTCGGGCTCTGTCAACATTAATTCAATTAAGTGTTCTTCGGATTTAACTTTTTCGTAAACACTAACATTTAAACAATCAATCTTAAAATATTTTCTATCTTCTGCTCTTTTATAATCTAAACTACAAAAACCTCTCAATGGGTCAACCGGAGCATCGTGAAAATATATTCCTGTTTTATGTTTCTCGGCATTTTCTTTTTTTATTATAGAAGCCGGAATGTGTTTGAATAACTTCAACGCATTTTCTCTATCAAAAAAATCTATATCTACATCAGGCATTAGTTCATCCTTTTCCTGTCGGTATTATCGAACGTGTCAACTTTTGCCATTGGGTCAAAAAGTTTTAATATTTCAAAAACTTTCTTGGTTCCTTCTGTACGAGGGTCTTCACTGCTCAATCCAGAGACAACTATCTTTTTAAGTTTCCCGTCACTACCTATGACCAAAACACTGTCTCCCGGTCCAATTTCTAATCCTTGTTTTATATTTTTGCTCTTACTCAATTCTTGCCTCCTTGGCTGTTTCGTTTACAAAAATTGCATCGGCCGGATTTGATCTAAATTTGTTAGACCAAAATTCGGGATTTATAAATCGTTGCACCATTTGTAATTGTTCATCCGAAAAAGATTTCAACATTTTTTTACCCGCAGGACATCCGAGGATCAACCATGGAGATATACTGCCTTTTTGTATATGTGAAACTGCTCTATTGGTAGTAACTAAACGAAAATAATCTGCCCATTGTACTTTTTGTTCGTCGGCCCATTCCATCATTGTTTTAATAGATCTTTGTAGAGCAGATTCTAAAGGTTCTGTTTTTAAAGTTTCAATTAAGTAAGATTCATATAATTCATCTCTTGCCCAATGATCTAATTTAACTTTTGATCTCACAATAAAATCAATATATTTTTCTGGATATAATGGATTGATATACATAAGATATCTACCAAATTTTACAAATGCATTATAGTATGATGATTCGCAAAATTGTTTGTATGTCTTTGGCTTTCCTGTGTTTTGATGAACCTCATAAAATTTTTGAAAAACCATGAATCCATTTTTAACCCATTTTTCGTCCTTTTGCAAATGTCTTCTTTTGGGTTCGCATACATGAACTTGTAATGTTCTTTCTTTTTGAAAAGTTTTATTACAGTATGTACAAGTATTAAGATTGTTTTCCATATAATTCTAATATTTCTTCGAGCTCGGCATCGGTTAATATCTTGTCAAGGGTTTCAATGTCGTCTTCCTTCATATGAGGATATATTTCCAACAGTTGTTGCATACTTTTATTAACTGTCTTCTTCATTGGTTTGACCCATGGATGGAACTGTTGTTTTAATCCACCACACATGGCAGTCAATATCCAGCAGAGTTTTTTGTGTTTGCTGGACAATGTAAAAAGATGTTTGTTAACACATTCGTTAATCATCTCAACATAGTGTTCTTGATAAAATTTATCGCCGGATACAGAACTAGCATATCTCATGATCATATATGGAGAATATAAACTTTTTTCTTTATCATCGATACGATCGTAATAATCCTTATTACGAAAATCAACGGCTTTCATGCCATTCCTGAGCTCAAAAAATTTTCTATTTTTTTCTTTTACCATACCGATCCATAATCCAGTTGTTCAGACTGTCTTGATATATCTTTAACAAAATAAGCACACTTGGGATCCTTACCGTTCTCTAACGGAACTGCTAATATCTGTCCTGATTTTAATTTTGGAAAATACCATTTTACTTCTTGATAGATGTCTTCTATATCAACTAGCATAAAGTCGGGTTTGGCACTAGTCATCGGATTAAACACAAATGCTTCAAAGCCTCTATCATTTAAACTAGTGATAGGCATAACAAATAATTCGCCTTCCTCTGGATCACCGACAATCATTTTCCAATCTAACGGCATTTTGATCTTGTAGTTTCCAATAGACAAAACAGCCGCCGGAGCATTAAAAGATTCTAAAAAAATTAAAGGCACATAAAAATAATCTGGATCAGCAGGATTGCTATTATCTAAAACCGCAAATCTCAAATTATCGTCAACATACTCTGGTATTTTTTCTAAGGTATATGTTCTATTTTCTAATGTAAGGATTTTCATAATTTATCTTTTCTATATTATAAGGGTAATTTGCCTCTTTGTAAAACTTTTTTCTTTCAGTTAAATGTCTTTTTGCAAATTTACACGAACTGGTTATATCCCAAATCTGCACACTGTCCTTGTCTTCCGCTTTCCTGATTCCACGTCCTATGCTCTGTATGACCCTGACGAATGACTTGCCTGGCTCTATAAGAACAAGATTAAAAATCCTAGGAATATTAATACCAACAGCGGCAACTCCATATGTGGCGATAATAACTTTATTTGTTGCAGTAGATATTTCATCATATTGTTCCTTTCTGTCTGTGTTTTTGGTTGATCCCGACACGAACACTGCGCCGTCGATCTGTTCTTCTAATATCTTTCCCGCGGAAATCCTATCCACAAGTATCAGTGTGTTTCCCGAGCTCGATATATCTTTGATAGTATTTGCCACCCATTCCATCCGGGTTTCGTCAGTGGTTAACCATTTCAATTCTTCTCCGTATGTCTTGAACTGTGGGTGATCCTGTGTCTGCAGAACGTTGACATGACAGTTCGCCAACACACCTTTGTCTTGAAGTTCACTGGCCTGAATCCTGTTGGACACTTCGCCTATGCTACATTTCAACCCCATGAATTCATAATCTGCTTTGGGCACAGTACCTGTCAGACCCCAACGTATACCACAGTGTGCGAATGGTCCTGTCAGCAATCTTTTCAAAACGTCTGCTTTGGCCATGTGTACCTCGTCGATTATTACTGTGTTGATGCCTTGTATGGCTTCTAAGAAATCTGTTGTGTGTTCATCCTTGCTTTTCTTTTCTAACACGTTAAGTGACTGCCATGTTGCTATGGTGTTAAACCTACCCAACTCTTTCCTGTCGCCGTAGTACACACCCACATCTAAGTTACAAGCCAGGAAGTCCTCTTCCGTCTGTGTGACGAGACTCTTGTTTGGAACGATGGTCAGTGTACGACCATATGGTTCTACTAATTGACACAAGGCCGCTGTGATTATAGTCTTCCCTGCACCTGTGGCTATCTCTTGTATGCTCTGTGGATGTTCTATGAACTTGTTTATTGTTTCCACTTGATAGTCCCTCAGCTCAATCGATTGTCCAGCACACGGATGATTTTCTGGCCATTTTATATGTGACAAATAATCTTTGTCTATAAGTTTGAATTCAAAGTTGTGTCCGTCACGTTCGTCCTTTAAGTCTACATACACATTATGATCTTCGAGTATTGGTAATATTTGATCAACCAAGTTTAGGTATGTTGTACCGCCTAGACCAAAGAAACTGATCTTGCCGTCCCACCTTCCTAGTTTGACCGCAGGCAAATGTCTAGCATATGGAATTTCAAATTTAAATTTATTATGTAATTTTTTACGAAATTCTAATGATAAGTTTTCAAACTTTACATTTACTTCGTCCTTAATCACTAGTTTACATGAGCTCATATCTATTTTATGTCAGTTTCAAAACTTGGTTTCGTACTAACATAATACAATCTTTTTGGAAGGTTATCAACCATTCTCTTGATAGATTCCGATGAAGTTGGCCAAAACACAGTATCTTGCAACGCAAAACTACATTTTACTTTTACTTTTGACTTAATCAATGTTCTTGGTATTCTGTTTCGTATAATTATGATTTTGGTATTTTCATCTACATACCGTGATGCTTTAGATTCCAACACTATATTAAACCACCGGTCCTCCATTAATTCTCTGTCGGCCATCGGTGTTTTTTCACCATAAACATAATCGGCCGTCCCGGCAAAGAAAAAATTCTTATCATCACGACGGTTATCAATGCTCGGGGGATCTTCCAGTTTAACACCCCAGGCTATTTCGTTCTTGTCGTAGCCTATCTTGTCAAATGCTTCATACCATTCTTCAAATTCGGTTACTTGTTTAAAATTTTCAAGAAGTCCGCTCATGGGTGCTATTGCTGGAAACATATCTAATTCTTCTAATGCTTTTAAAAAATCTACTTTTGAATATTTTGTTCTATCTATCCACAAATCTGTTTTCATCGATAAAGCAATTTTTTCTGATAATTTGTTATCGGTTAAATCAATTTTAGGTATTAAGGAATCGATTTGTAAGTTTTTTATTACGTCAAATTGATGTAAAATATTTTTCTTTTGATATTCGTTCCACCAGTCTACTAAATTTTCATTACCGTTTACTATAGATAATTCTTTATTTTCAAATTTAATACAAGGAGTTTTATATAAAATTTTTTCTTTTTTTATTTCCTCGTAATCGTCTAGTAAAACAGTATTCAAAATTTTGAAGTCATATCTCACTGCTATCAATGTTACATAATAACAAGTAACTTCGGTGTAAGGTATGATCCATTTTTTTGATTCTCCGTCATAACTCATTGGTAATAAACTTTCTGTTTTATAATTTTTTAAGCACCTTATCAGTCTAATAATCTTTTCATCGTACGGAAATTTTAATTCAATAATTTCTTTCTTTAATTCTTCATCGACATAAACATCAACTGATTTAACAAAGTCAATTATTCTAAAAGGATTTTCGTATATGGGATTGTTTAATAAGTCAGAAAGGTCAATTTGGTATTTTTGAAAAAGTGTGTGATATCTTTTTAGTATTGCCAAAGCCAGTTTTGCCTGTTTCTCTGTCCAAGTATAAGGCGAGTCGGCTAAACTTATCACCGTTTTTTTGTCTTTATGATGAGGTTGAAATCCTTCCCAAAAATACTCATTATACGCTAAAACACGTATAGCGGCTTCGATTGTTGATATAGAAATGTTAGTTGTTTTACGCATGGTAATTTTTGATAATTATATTATAGCACATATGGTAATAAAGTCAACCACCCATTATGTGCGTACTTTATATGAAGTTAAAAAAACAAAAAAAAGTATCAAAATTAGCACTCAAAAAAGTGCGATATCAGGTAAAAAATGCTCTAGAAAAAAGAGCCAAAGTAACGGATCATAGACCAACAGTGGCACAATGTCAGAGTTGGTTCAATATATTAAACAAAGGACTATTTGAGAACTCATTAAAAATGCCTCCTTTTTACATAAGAAGATTAAAGGATTGCTGGGGGCAGTGTATCTGTGCCTGGGACGCTCGGGTAGTAAAAGTACCGGAAGGAAACATACCTCATATAGAACATCATTCTATCGAGTATTATATAGACATGAATTATAAGTATCCTACCTGGAAAGATTTTGTTGAAACACTAGCACACGAAATGATTCATTTATGGCAAATGACCATAAAAAAAGACAAGACAGCAAATCATAATAAATCCTTTTACAGTTGGCGTAGCAAACTACAAAAATTTAATTTAGGATTGACTCTGTAAATTCTCTATAAGTTATTAATTTAGTATTGCCTAGATCTGTTCCTGTTTGAGTATTGTACAAGTAGTTTGGAGGATTGTCATGAACAATTATAAAATTACAATAAGGTCGTTGTTTAATTATTTTTCGAAAAGTACTGTACCATTCGGTAAAGATCATATCACTATTTCTTTCTCCATAGTTTTTTGAATCTTGATAAATGTTGTTTAGTTCTCCCTTACCGTATTCTCTAAAATCAAATCCAATTAGGTAGATATTTTTATGACCGTGTACGGCCGCTGTCCATATGGCTTGATTACCACTGGTATAGTGTTGGTTGTACGGGATAAGATTTAATTTTGCTTCTGGATATGCATTTACTTCCAAACTAGGAGCATAACACACAGTTTTTTTATCAACTTCATTTTCTACAATTTCTTTTGTCATTTGTCTATCAACTGTAAACAAATAGTCTGGAGTAAAATCTCTATATAATGCATTACACCCATACGTTTGTCCAGTAGATTTTAATAAGGTTAAATCAAAATTTTTACGACTTGGTCCGTTACCGATACAATAAGCATTTCCCGTTGGAACCGCTTTGACTTTGTCCTCAAAAAAAGCAGTTTCTTGAGTTTTCTTTCCACCTTTTATCACGGTCCTCACAATAACTGTTTCACCTGTATAAGGTTCCCATTCAATCGGATCAATAACACCTTTTCTTTTATCATGTACTATTTTCATAATTTTATTTAATGTATTTTTCTAACAACCTTTCTCTAATTCTTCTCCATGGTATACCGTCTCTAATTTCGTCAGTTGTCCATTCTGTATATGCTAATTTATTTGCCCATTGTTGTCTGTTTGGCATAGCCGGATGTTCTATATCTGTGATTGAACTATTTCCTACGTCATAACATAAACTAGATTCCGATACAAACACAGGTATACCATTGAATACAGATTCCATGGCAGGATTAGAAGAATGATTAATAACTGCCCACGTGGATGTCAACGTTTTTTTAAAATCTGTATCGTCGTATGTTGATAAATCTCTTATAGGACGTTTGATTCTTACAGCGGGCCATGTTTTATTTTTTAATTCAAAAGGATTTCTAGGATGTGGTCTAACCAAGATCGGGCGTTGTGTATATTTTCTTATTTCTTTTATTTGTTGTTCAACCCACACATTCATTTTGGGTTGCCCTACCCATTGGTTACTAGTATCGTGTTGTCCACATATTACAATGACATTTCCAGTTTTGTTCCATGGTTTCATTTCTATATTAAATTTTAGCCATCTCTTGTCATCAAAAACATGATTGGCAAAATCGGCGTCTCTATTAATTCCGTTTATTCCCATTTTCCATGTGACATTTCTTTTGATTCCACCCACTTCTAATACTACTATTGGCTTATTATGTTTTTTAAAAAAATCCCAAACTTCCTTGTTTTTTTCCATTCTTCCTCGCCAAAGCACACTCCATATAACAGCAATATCACAAGTGTTATCGTACTTGTTAATCATAATCTTTTCATTTTTTTCTTGTAGATGTTTTATGAATGCCTCAAACACAGGCTTTGAATTTAAACTACCGTATTCTGGAAAGATTGCTATTTTCATTTTAATGTTGGTGGAACTTTTGTCCAGTATTCTATTTCTGTTAAGTTTTTTATATCTGTTAATTTTTGTTGTCTAAAATCATTTTTGGCACTGCTCCCTAATTTCTTTCTTTTTCCTTTCATGTGATCCATGTAAAGTCCAAGTTCGCTATTAACAAAAACATGATGACCTTTTATGCCTTTCCAGTATCCTATATCGTTGACTGCTATGTGTTTTTCTTTTTGATATTTTTTTACAAGATGCCAAAACACATATGAATCATGCCATTCCAATAATTTAAATACTTCGTCGGTCACATAAAGTTGTTCCCATTCGTTTACGAAATTTTGTATCTCAGGATGTTTCAAATTATAACCAACAAAACCACATTCCGGATATTTTCCGCCATCCTTTAAATTAGGATTTTCTCTTCCTAGGTAAGTGACCATAGTGTTTTCTGGTAATAAAGATTCAAAAAAGTTTTTTGGTACAGGTCTAAATGTAAAAGTATCTGCATCGACCCATATGACATAATCGTAATCTTTAGAATTTCTTACACCGTTAATAACACAGAACACTTTGTTAGCAAATCGAACAGCCGCCCATAAAAATGATCCTTTGGTAGCATCTTTTCCACCTTTGTCTTTCAGCTCAATTGGTCTTCTTACACCGCCTGGTATCTCTTGAAGTTCTCCGTTGGCGACAGGATCGTGTTTGTGTTTGTTTTTAAAATTAAATAATTCTGGTTCAGCGGAGTTTAAATCAATCCATTTTATTCTTTCGTAACTGCATTGAGGCTTTGGTTCTTCTGCATATACT